TTGACCTCGGTTGGGCTGACGCTACTGCTATTTGGTTTGTGCAGTTTATTGGCATGGAAACTCGCCTCATTAGGTATTACGAAAACACGCAAGAAACGATAGCGCATTACCTGGCTAAAATGCAGTCCTATGGATATGTATATGACACCCTTTGGCTACCTCATGACGCAGGATCAAAGACTTTGGGATCTAACGGCAAAAGCATTGAGGACATCGTTAGAGCTACAGGGTATAACACTAGAGTTATTGAGCGAACACCCATTGTTGATTCCATTAATGCTGCCCGAATGATGTTTAATAAGTGCTGGTTTGATAAGACCAACACGCATGAAGGACTGCAATGCCTACGCCATTACCGCTATGACGTAGATCCTGACACTAAGCAATTTAGCCAAAAGCCATTACACGACAACTACTCCCACGGGGCTGATGCTTTCCGATACATTGGTTTGATGGTAAATGAGCCTAGAAAAGCACCAAAACAAAAGGCTACTTATCAACTGCCGTCAAGCTGGATGGGCTAGAATATGTTGTGCAAATACTACACTTGGCTTAAAATTAGCCGATAATTAAGGAATATCTATGGCATACGATAGCGTTGCAGACTCCCAATCAGACGGCAGAATCCAAGAAGCTAAGGATTTTTTAAGACTTTGTAATGATTCGGATAGCAACAATCGTGCCGAAGCCCTTGATGATGTCAGGTTTGCAGCAGGCGATCAATGGCCTGTAGATGTGCAAAACAGCCGTATTTTAGAAGCCCGCCCTTGCCTTACCATTAATAAAATTGATGCCTATGTGCGTCAAATCTGTAACCAACAAAGACAGCAACGCCCACGCATTAAAGTGCATGGCATGAACAATGAGTCAGACGAGAAGGTTGCTGAGATTCTTACAGGCATCTGCCGTCATATTGAGAACCAATCCGATGCCGATGCAGCTTACGACCATGCTTTTGAGTATTGCGTCAAGATGGGTTGGGGCTATTGGCGTGTTACTACTGATTATGTAAGAGAGGACAGCTTTGACCAAGAAATCTACATTAGACCAGTTGAGAACCCTTTTACTGTCTATTTTGATCCTAATAGCGTGTTGCCAGATGGGTCTGATGCTGAGCGAGTTCTTATCACAACAGTTATCTCTAAAGACGTGTTCAAAACCATGTACCCAGATGCAGAAGTGGATCAGGGTTTCTCATCAAGAGGAACAGGCGATACGGAGAGCGAATGGGTCACAAAAGAAGATATACGTGTAGCTGAGTATTTCTATACAGAACGCACTAAAGATATGCTTTTAGAGCTATCTGATGGCACTACTGGCTACTCTACAGAGATCCCAAGCAAGGAAGTCTTAGCCCAAGCGGGTATTACTGTTATTGCTAAACGTGATGTATGGCGTAAAAAGATCAAATATTGCAAGCTAACGGCTATGCAAATTCTTGAAGAAGGTGAATGGGCGGGTAAATATATCCCAATCGTGCCTGTATTTGGTCAAGAAGTGCGAGTTGACGATAAGCATAAGAAATTTGGCTTAGTACGCATGGCAAAAGACCCACAGCGTATGTATAACTACTGGTCAACTGCTTTGACTGAAACTGTAGCTTTAGCTCCTAAAGCAAAATGGCTATTGGCAGAAGGTCAAGATGAAGGTCATGAAAACGAATGGGCAATGGCTAACATTAAAGCTATGCCTGTCTTGCGTTATAAGCAGACCGATATTGAGGGCAGACCAGCTCCACAGCCTACAAGACTGCAACCAGAGCCACCTCCTGCGGGCGTGATGTCTGCATTACAGAGTATGAATCAGGATTTACAAGCAGTAGTCGGTATTTTTGATCCAAGCCAGCTCCCACAAGGCTTACAGTCAGGCAAATCTATTAATGGTCAGCAGATGCAAGCTGATATGACTAACTTCCATTATTACGACAATCTGACACGCAGTATCCGTCACACAGGTCGGATCATTCTTGACCTAGTGCCTAAGATTTATGACAGAGAACGAGTCATGCGGATCATTGGCGATGATGGCAAGCCTGAGATTGTGACTTTAAACCAGCCTGGCTCGGATGAGAATGGCGTAGCTAAAGTCCTAAATGACGTTACTGTAGGCGAATATGACGTAGTAATGGATACAGGCCCTGGCTACAACTCCAAACGTCAAGAAGCCGTAGATGCAATGACCAGCCTATTTGCTGCCGATCCTGCCCTAGTGCAGATTGCAGGCGATTTATATGTCCGTAATATGGATTTCCCTGGCTCAGACGTTATTGCTGATCGCTTGGCTGTAAACAATCCTCTCGCCCAAATTGATGAGAAGTCAGAAGTGCCACCACAGGCTCAGATGATGATTGCACAGGGCAAAAAGACGATTGAACAGCTACAACAGCAAATTCAGATGATGCAGATGGATAGTAAATATCGTGCAAGCGTTCAAGAGCAAGTCCAACAGGCTGAAACAGAGCGTGAGAAGATGCGCCTGCAAGTACGCAGAGAAGATACTCAGTTGCGTACCGATACGACAGCGCATGACACAGTTATCAAGACTCAGACCCAGCTTGAAATTGAGCAGATGAAAGCACAGTTAGCTTTAGTTCTTGCCCATATCAATAAAACGACTGAAAAATCAGCCGAAGCTGAAGCGATTGAACGAGCCATTTAGTGTTGTAAAAGCGCAACACTTATGATATAAATGAATTTGTATTGCCTACCGATGGGTTCATCGGGTAAAAATCTTGAGGAATCTCATGTCAGAAGAAACAGCAGTAAGAACAGCAGACAATGTAGTAACGTCAGATAATTTAGCGGAATGGACTGCTAATAAATTAGGTTTAGCCAGCGAAGAAGCCCCTGTTGAGGCTGAAACTGTCGAGGAAACTCCAGAGTCAGAGCCATCAGTTGAGGCCCAAGCCGAGAATTTACCTGAGGCAGAACAAGAAGCGGAAGTAACAGACAAGCCTAAACAAAATCCCAAAATTGAAAAGCGATTTCGTGAGCTTACAACTCGTGCTAAACAAGCTGAAGCCGAAAAGCAAGCCTTAGAAGCCCGCCTACAAGAACTTGAGAGCAAAGTAGCACCAGCACCCCAACAAATTGAACAAGACATTTTGGGTGAAAAACCCCAAGCAAGTCAGTTTCAAGATGCTTTTGAATATGCAGAAGCATTAGCTGAATGGAGTGCGGAAAAAGCATTAGTAGAACGTGATAAGCAAGAACAGCAACGCAAAGTCGAAATTGAACGCCAAGAAGTTATTAAATCTTGGACTTCTAAATTAGAGAAAGCCAAAGCTGAATTGCCTGATTTTGATGAAATGGTGGCATCTAGTAAAGTCCAAGTACGAGATGAAGTACGGGATGCGATTCTAGAGTCCGATGTAGGCCCTCAAATCCTATATCAATTAGCATCAGATGATGACCTTGCCCAACGCATTTCTTCTATGCCAGTTAACAAAGCACTTAAGGAATTAGGGAAATTGGAAGTTCAGTTTGAGCGTAAAGAAGCTCCTGCTGAAGTCAAAAGCGAACCTGTTGCTCGTAGTAAAGCACCAGCACCGATTAAGCCTCTCACCGCAGGCAAAGGTACACAAGATGTTCTCATCGATGGAGATGGAGTATTTCATGGTACTTACGCCCAATGGAAAGCAGATCGAAAGGCTAAACGGATACGCTGATAACTCAATTTATATTTAAAGAAAAGGAGAAATCATGTCGAATAATTTATTGACGATTTCAAAAATTACTAATGAGGCCTTAATGGTTCTCGAAAACGAACTGACTTTTACGTCAGAAGTAGATCGTAACTACGATGACCAATTTGCGGTAGTAGGTGGTAAGATTGGTAACACAGTAAACGTTCGGAAACCTGGCCGTTTCATTGGTACCACAGGGCCCGCCCTCAATGTCGAGGATTTTGTAGAAACTTCTGTACCTGTAACATTGTCAACACAGTTTCACGTTGACACCCAATTTACCACCCAAGACCTTGCACTTTCTCTCGATATGTTCTCTGATCGTGTATTGAAGCCTGCTGTAGCTGCTATTGCTAACAAGATTGATCGTGATGGTTGCACACAAGCTGCAAACAACACAGCCAATATCGTTGGTGTAGCTGGTACGCCTCCAACTGGTTTGATTACTTACCTGACTGCTGCTGCTTACCTTGATTCTGAAGGCGCACCACGTGATGGCCGTAGATCATGCACAGTTGAGCCATTTACCTCAGCTACTATCGTTGACAGCTTGAAAGGCCTATTTGTGCCACAAGAAGCTATTGGCGAGCAGTATCGTAAAGGTTTGATGGGTCGTGACTCTGCTGGTATGAATTGGAAGATGGATCAAAACATCGTTTCACATCAGTTTGGTAGCTTCTCTGGTTCTGCAACTGTTAACACAACTACCGCTACTGGTTTCTTGACATCTGGTTGGGCTTCTTCAAGCACCATCACTTTGTCTTTGACCAATGGCGTAAGTTTGTTACAAGGTGACACATTCACCATCGCTGGTGTATATGCTGTTAACCCACAGAATCGTCAGGCTTATGGTTCAAACAAGCTGCGTAACTTTGTAGTTAATACTGCTGTTAGCGGTTCAGGTGGTACTATTTCTGTAAACGTAAGCCCAGCTATCATTACTGCTGGTCAGTTCCAGAACGTATCTATCCCTTCAACTAGCTCTACTGCTGCTGTTAGCTTCTTTAACCAGTCTGGTACAGTTTCCCCACAAAACATCATCATGCACCGCAATGCGTTTACTCTCGCAGTAGCCGACCTTGAGTTGCCAGAGGGTGTTCACTTTGCAGGTCGTGCAAGCGACAAGGAAATCGGTCTGTCAATGCGTGTAGTTCGTCAATACACCATTAACAATGACTCTATTCCTACTCGTTTAGACGTTCTGTATGGTTGGGCAAATTTGTATCCTGAACTCGCTTGCCGTGTTGCAGCTTAATTAACCTAACATTTAAAGGAAAATAATCATGGCAAATCCAGGCCCATCAACCACAGTAACAGCACATTATTTATTTAATGGTGACTCTACTGATGGCGTTTATATCGCAGCAAATAGCCCTTTGGCTTTCTTTGGCGCAACTCCAGTAACACAACCTACAGCCGTAGCTAACACAACTACTACTGCTGCTGGTTCTACAACTGCTGTTTACACCAATACCACCTTCCCAGGTGCATCAGGAAGCACAGCCTACACAATCGGTGACATCGTTACCGCATTGAAATCCTTAGGTCTATTGAAGTCGTAATATTGTAGTAATATGAGAAAACCCGCCCCTAAAAAGGTGGGTTTTTTCTTTTGTTTTCTTATATAATCGTTGTAGAATTACCACACTACCCCTTTGCAAAGGAAAATTTATGCCATCAACAACAATCGCTCGTGGAAATGCAATTTCTACGTTCTATATCGCCCCATCTATCACTCCAGCTCAAGTAGCAGCTTCTACTACTGCTGTGCAGACATTTAATGTCCCAGGTCTATTGACTACCGACTTTATCTCCACAGGTGGTTATATTGCCAATCAAACAGCTGGTATCTTTATTGCTGAAACTGATTGCTTAACCAATGGCGTTTTGACCATTCAGTTTGGTAACTGCTCAACCAGCGCAGCAACTCCTGCTGCTGGCGTATATGAGTTCCAAGTCGTTCGTTTTGAAGGCCCAGCACCTGTTAACGCTGCTTAAGGATAAATTATGGCTAACGTATCAGCGTATCGTTTTGTAGGCCCTACAACGGCTATTAGCGTTAGTGGCACTTCTTCTACTTCTGTAACGATTACCCCTAACGGGAACGATCAAGCGAACTTTTGTGGCTTTTTAAATACTGGTTCTAGTCCTGTTGCTATTACGATTACTCCTGCCGTTGCAGGAACATCAACAACAGCACCAGCAGCCGTATTGCCATCAGGCGGGTCAAGCAGTCAGAGCTTTGTGTTGGGTGTAGCAATGTCCCAACCTACAGTTTTGGCAGTACCTCCAAGTTTTGCAATTACAGCGATTGGAACGAGTGGCACACTATATGTGTTGCCAATGGTTGACCAAAACTAATAAAGGCCAATTATGGCTGTCAATGATTCTGTAACGCAGAATTTACTGCCTGTTCAGGCTTATTTTGACCTACAAGGGAATTTTCAAACCTTTATAGGTCAGAATCAGCCTTTTTACGCTTCAATAAACCCTGTTCAATCAGGGTTAACCATTACAAATAGCACGATTGATAGCTCAGTTATCGGTGGAACTACCCCTGCTGCTGGCACTTTTACTAGCATTACAACCACAACAGGCACAATTTCTACTAGCCCTAGTGGAAACACCGATATTACTAATAAACTGTATGTAGATACAGTCGCTCAAGGTCTTGGCCCTAAAGCTGCGTGTCAATGTGGCACATTAGCCAATATAACGCTCTCAGGGCTTCAAACGATTGATGGATACACTACCCTAGCTGGTGATCGTGTTCTTGTCAAGAATCAAACTACACAAGCTAATAACGGCATTTATATTGCATCCGCAGGCGCATGGAGTCGATCTGCCGATATGGATGTATGGTCAGAGGTTTCAGGTGCTTATACAGTCGTTTTAAATGGTTCTCAAGCTGAAACAGGTTGGGTATGTACCTCGCCCACAACAGGCACTATTGGCGTTACTGCA